AAGGAATAAAAGTTTCGGGGTTTAATCTTCTTCAGGATTGCAAACTAATAGGTTTCTAATATCTAAGAGAAGATCAAACATCTCATTGGAGGAATAAATCTCTCTAGACAATGAGAGTTCAAGATTTTCATCAATGGAATCTAGGGCTGCCAATACATTTTCAATCAATAGTTGCTTGGGGATAACACTCACGCCCTTTTTCTTGGGGTTCTTCTTTGTGGGGTTCTTTGGTTTTTCAATGAGTGCTTCCATATCCTTGTTCCATTACATATATCATATCAACAATTCCACAATTTGCATAAGTCACATAAGTCACCTGAATGCCTTGAATGCCTCTGTTAGTATCTTCCGAGGCCCACTCAATTGATTTCAATGTTGAACTTTGGCTTGCTATTGTGCTGGGCAAGATTATTCTCACCCAATTTTGTTATTTCATACCCCAAATCTTCCAATAACTTGTACAACTCCTGTCTTCTTGGTTGAAACCATTCCTTATGAGTCCAAGCCTCAAACATGATCGGAGGATACCCATTGTTTGTTAGTGTTTGAACGGCCCCACGAATCACGGCCATCTCCAAGCCCTCAACATCAATCTTTATAAGCCTTATATTTTCTATGTTGAGAGCATCAAGATATGTTGAAATCATGAATTCAACCTCACCCTTTGTTGAGGCTTCATATGCGTTTTCACGAACCTCTGGGTCAATACTGAAGGCTCCAATATTACCTTCTGTCATATAGTTGGGTAATTGTATTTCTACCTCTTCTTCACGATCTGAAATTGCATACTCATATGCATATACATTATGTAATGAGTTTATAATTATGTTTCCGCAAAGTTGGTAATAAATAACCCTTTGAGGCTCGTATGCATTGAATTTTATATGTGGAAAGGTCTTTGCCAACGGGATTGTAAAAACTCCAAGATTTGCGCCAATATCCAAAACAACCCCATCTTCGCATTCAGATAGAATCGGATTGGCTATCTTTAATAATGCTTGCTCAAAACCGCCCGTGTGTCTTATGGAGTCGGAAACAATGTCATTCTTTTTGAATAGGATAAACTTGCACCCATTTGTTTCAATAATATCAGTCTGAGGAAGCATTTGATTATCTTATCAGAATCAGGCCAGCAACTCTTGATATCCACCAACTTCTTTTTAAAGATCCAGTTCCGTTGTAATGAATACCATCACCATAGAACCAAGTTGGATTTGACTTTGCAATTGTTGCCCAATCAAAGATATACATATTTGAATATTTTACTTTTTGTTTAATTAGCATTGAGTTCCAAATATTTGAGTTTTTTGCACTATATGTCGGCCTTGTTGGAGAATCTGACCAAACATTTATCCAAAGTACCTTTTGACCACCAATTACAAACATCATTTTATTAAAACGATCAAGCATGCCTTCTGGAGATGTTGCTGATGAATCATTTGTCCCGAGTGCTACAACCCAACAGATGTTATCCCCCAGAGCCTCCTGATAGTGCCTCACAGTTTCTATTCCATTCATTGGGGCAGAATCACCCGAAAAGATAATTGAACGACCATTGGAGGCATTTACAACGACCTGAGAGAATCCTGCTGCCTCGTAGTCGGTCTTGATTGTTCCCATCATTGACAAAGTTGTTGAATCACCAATATGAACAAGATAATCACATCTTTGAGTTGTTTTAATCCCTTCACAGGAAAAAGGGGTTAACAATAAAGAAATTATTAAGATTAATATTTTCATCCTGCGGAGAGAGAGGGATTTGAACCCCCGCTATCTTGCGATAGGCCTGTTTTCAAGACAGGTGCATTAGTCCACTCTGCCATCTCTCCAACGAATTAACACCATGTACAGAGCCTCACCTAAGCGGTCAATGTTAATTCTATAGGTGGAGCCTAGAGTGAGGATTGAACTCACGACCTATCGCTTACAAGGCGATTGCTCTACCACTGAGCTATCCAGGCGCTGTCTGGATGGCAGGACTTGAACCTGCGACCTCCTGTTCCCAAAACAGGTGCGCTACCAACTGTGCTACATCCAGCAATTCTTAATCATTCTACATCGTAATGATATCTATCATCATCAGATGTTCTCCATTTATCCGCATCCTCAACATCCCATTGTCTGGTGTTAATCAGGCGATCAATGAGGTTTACTTTCTTTGTGGTAAATGAAGGATCATAAAGTCTTACACGATTATTTGGTTGAATTGCAAAATTACCATCGTTTCTTAACATTACATGACCGCACTTGTGCTGGCCAGGATTAGTGCTAAAACCAAGATTTGTAATATTATCATCTGGAGCATGCCAGTCTAGTGTGAATAGATATTTAGCATCTACAAACTCCCCAGATCTGCTTACATACTTCATTCGCATATTCCTCATTGCTTGAAACTCAGTTACCGTAACATGAGGGCTGAATGAATTCCATAAGACAAGTTCATGGATATCAACTTCTGGCACATCTGGTTCAGCACAGAATGCGCTAATTGGCATTCTCCACCAAACACCTCCGTCTTCCATTAGAAAGTGAAATAAAGGACTACGGCCTTGTATTGATGCTACTCCAAAAATCATGCATGGAAAATACTTATCAAAAGAATCCTTTTGATTGCGAAGATAGTTTCCTCTTACATAACATTCAATTGGCGGTATATTTATATTTAGTTCTGGCATGATGCCATTATACAGTAGGTGCAGTGAGATTTGAACTCACACTGGAAGGATTTTAAGTCCTCTGTCTCTGCCGATTGGACTATGCACCCTTGTTCAGTGGGCAAAGAGGGACTTGAACCCTCACTCCGAAAGGAACAGGAACCTAAATCCTGCGCGTCTGCCAATTTCGCCATTCGCCCTCTGCTCCAACCCCAGGGCTTGAACCTGGAACCAACGGATTAACAGTCCGCTGCTCTGCCAATTGAGCTAGGTTGGATCAATCGCACTGTTGATCTAATCTTTTATATTAAATTTAATGTTAATATCTAAAGAACCATCATTAGTTTCAAACTTTTCTGTTGTATCTGAAAAGTCTAGTTCTTTTACTCTTTCTTCAATTAATTGAGAAATAATAATTTTTAATTCTTCTGTTTCTTCGTCTGTCATTTTTGATTCAATATCAATGAAGTCTCTTTCATTATCAGACCAATTACTTTTCACAAACCTTCCTTTTTTTTGAATTTTATAATCAACCAGCAAATATATAATCCATCCTAAACAGGTAATAGCAATAAGGATTTCATACATACTAATAACCTCTCAATGGCAGTAAAAACTCACATTCTTTTGTATGAGGGTCTATTCTAATAAACATCATAGCAACAACACAGTATCCAAGAATATCAATCAAAGTGTCTACAACTGTTTCATTTGGAACAGAATTGAGTTTGCCAATATTCAAAATATTTTTAAAGTCATCACTACCAGACTTCATAAATAGATTACTAAGTCTAGCCAATTTATCACTCAGCCTAATACAAATTCCAATAAGACCGAACTTGGAAATATTCTCAGGTCCATAATCTTTTTGTTTTCTAGTAAGAAGGTTAGCAATGCTTTCAACACGAACATCTTCTGGAGAAATATCTTGAAGAATTGAACAAGAAGTTGCTGCAATCATAAACCAATCAAAGTCATTTTGATCAGCAATTTTTTCAGAGTTTAAGCCTTTTACAATAGGAGCAATATTTGTATCAAAATAAGTAATTAAATAGTTATACTTATCATGAGTTGTCATATCTCCTTGATCCCAGTAACACTTGTCTAATACATCGTAGACACAGTTATAACAAGCATCTTCCCAAGACTGCCTTGAATCCGTTGGATTATAAACAACCCATTTATTTTTTCTAATTTTCACTTTTCTTTTCTCCTTTCTTCCTCTGGGTTAAGGATTTCAAAGTTACCTCTTCCAACCTTTTTAAAGTATGCTCTATTGTTGTTAAAAAAGTTATAGAATGTAGGGAGGGTAATTCCAAGTTCTTCAACCATGTCTTTACCAGAAATTGTTTTTCCTACATTGTTTTCCAAAAATGCTTTAATGGATGAGCTCTTAGATCCTCGTTTTTTCTTTTCTTTCATCTCAATATCAAAATTATAATTTTTCCAAAACTCATTGGCTAATTCTTGATTTAAATTATAATAATTAATTGTTTCGGTAAGCGACATTTCGTAATGATTACCAGTAAGAATTGCAGAAATAGTTCTTCTAGATTCTTGATCTAGATTTCTATTAATATTTTTAATTTCTTGGTCTAATTGCTGTCTAGAAATACCCATTGTTCTCCTTTGATAGTAGGAGTATATCAGGACTTTCTAGAAGGAGTCCTATTTTTTGTAGCAGTTTTTTTGGCTGGAACTTTTTTTGGTTCAATTAACTTTGGCATATCTGGAGTTGGGAATAGAGGAGCTATTGCTTCTGAAATTAGATCAATTGCTCTCTCTGATTGATATCTAACAGCAGCTTCCATTGTTTTTGAAATTGTTGGATTTGTATCATTTACATCCAAAGCCTTTACAATTTCAACAGCAACCTCTTCTATTGGAGAAAAATGACAATGAAGTAATTCATGAACAACCGTAGCTCTTAAATCTTCTGGTTTATCTTTCTTGTAATTTTTATGAAATTGCATTTTTGCTAGATGTTGCCATTCAGTAACGCTGGTTTCAGCTAAAGCGTCTTCTGAACATGGCTGGGGGTCTATGACTATCTTCCAATTAGACAGGTTCATCATCCCCTTCATCTTATTAACATACCTAACTAGCCAGTCATCAACTTTTGGCACTTCTTTAATTTGGTTAGGTTCTGTTTTCTTTATTGTGTTCATAATAAAAAATAGGCCCTTGGCCTACTGCAAAGAACTAGCGCTCTTCACAGCCCAAGGGCCTATTTAAATTTTATCAGGACTTTCTGCTCTTTGCCTTTAAATGCCAAGAAATATGATCATCTAATTTAGATGAAACATCCTTAACATCATCATGTAAAACTTTTAGTGATTCTCTTACAAACGCATGGTCTTCTTTATTTTCTTTGCGTAGTTTTTGAACAATAGCAATAACAATACCGCTAAGCCCAGTTAAACCAGCAACAATAATTGCAGACCAAGCTTCAGTCATACTACTTTAGTCCAAGAATAACGTCAGCAATATCTTCAACTGACATATCAAATGAACCATATTCGCTTACATGATCTTTGAGAATCTCAATAAGATCGCTCTTCTTAACAATTTGAGCATCTAGTGGAACCTCTTTTGCTGGAGAGGCATAGCCAGCTCCAGATGTTGGTGGTTGAGCACTTCCAAACTCTGGGATATTTGTTACCTTTTTGTCTGGGTCCAATGGAATTTCTTCCATCATGCTTTTAAGAAGATCTGTTTGTGAGTTATGCCAAGCAGCAGCCTTAATGTGGTCCTGCATTGACTCAGCAGCAGCTTTTGCCATTGACTCATGCCAATTCTTCATAGAATCATGATCTGTAACCATTTTTTGAATATTATTATTCTTCATTTTTCCTCCTATTTAAAATAACCTCTTTAAATAAAGAAATTAATTGAGAAAGCGACATTTCTTCATCTTCCATTTCGCTTTCCATCTCGTCTTCCATCTTGTCTTCTTCCTCTTCTTCATCATTTTCCATTTGAACAAGACCGTCTGGAATCACGGCAAATCTGCACTTGCCAAAATCTTCTACTTCGCCAGCAATAATTTTACATACGCCATTACCTTCATAAAGAACACAATTCATACAATGAACTCCTATTTCTTTATCATCATTTTCTTCAGCCGACTCATATCCAGCCCAAATTCCAGTTCCATCTTCATTAAATTTGCCATATTTTTCAGCAATAGCCTTTAAAGAATAAGCAAGCATTGCTTCATCTTCTGTAAGGTATTCTGAATAATTTTTATTCATGTCCATTTTAGACACCCTCCTATACTTTCCGCCTCTTTTTTTGTACTCCCTAACAAGCCAAGCATTTGCATAAGCAGATGGGTAAACATCAAATTTTGCCTTTGCTTCTGCCTTTACTCTAGCATAAAGGGTTGGGTTTGTTGGAACATTTACAGATTCAGCTTTTTCTGTAGAGACATAGATTGGCTTCTTATCTTGCCTTCTTTCAGTAGACTCTGCCCTTCTTTTTCTTCTGACAGCTGAAGCGATTTCTTCTGGAGACATTCTAGCTGCTCTTGCTGCTGGAACACACTTCGGATATTTGCCTTTATCTGCATCTGGTCTACCGCATGGCTCAAATCCACCACCAGCTTTTGGTCTTGATAGATCAACCCATTCTTCCGCAAACCAGTCTTTTAAGCCTTTAACAACTTCTTGAACTTCTTTTTCAAACTTAGTTGTAGGTTCATACTCACCAATTGCAATCCCTTGAATTGTAGCTTTTCTTTTCGCTTCACTCATACTTTTTTCATTATTTGGAGTATATGTATAGCACTTACCAGAGTCACCCCATTTAAAACCAGGTTTTTCACCAGAAGAGCACGAATTTACAGGCATAGTAAGTTTATTTTATCATAAATTACTTATAAATGGTATATAGATCTTCTTGTTCCCAGCGCTGAACTGGTATTTTTACATTATGAAAAGCAGCATAAGCATCATCTGATGAATAGTACATCCTTGCGTATGCTTTTCTTGCCCCTTCATCATAAACAGGGCATTCTGGGTTTGGGTCAAGATAAAGAGCCTTATATTGATAAGGATCCTCTTCCCAGTGAACTGCATTAACTATTTTTAGCTCTTTAAAGCAGTATGGACAAATTTTTGTTGGATAAGGAAAATCCTTAATTATCCTCCCAATAATCATCTACATCATCTCCATCGTTATCTTCAAATCTTCTTTTACTAATATTATTGTTTAGAATAAAAGCAATTATCTCATCAATTTTATTATGAGCAATCTCAACTCCATCCATTAAGCAATTAAGTTCTTCAATAGTCATAACATATTCATCTGATGGTGACAATATTGTAAAAACTGGAACAAATGAGTCCTCAAACGGAATTGCTTTAATCAGCACTGCTAGGCTCTCTATCTGTTCTAAACTATCATCACCCTCGTATGGAACAATTCTCATATTTAATCCTTTGAGGCGACAAACCAACTGGCAATCAGAAGACCCAAGCCTGTGGTTATAAGCAACAAGCCAGTAATTCCTGGATCATGACCGAATGACATGACAACACCCCATCTAATAATTAATGCAATTAGATAATTCCAAGCAAGAAGTATTAGTAAAGCAACTACAATCATACAGCCTCACGACCATTTTCAACAAATGCTTTATGAGTAATTGGCATACAATCTGCAAATACTTGTTCAATAACATCTGCATAGCATCTAATTTCATACTGTGCATGCTCATCATTTCTAAGCGAAATAAAATTAATCAAACTTCTAGCATTAACAGTCCAAATAAACTCTGTATATTGTCCAACTGGAAGAACTGATCTAGCAATCTCTTTAGCAACACCTTCTGCTAATAGAACTTGGTAAGTATTATAAGCATAATTGTATACTGATTTTGTCTTAGATTCTACAAGTGAAAGAACAGCAGGGTCATTTATTGTTTCAAAACTGTAAGAACCAGGCTTACCGACTTGTTGTCTAATATTTTCTGGATTGTAAAAATCAATAGATTCTGGGACATAATATCTCATACTCATTTCATTAAATGAAGACCATCTATGTCTAAACCACTCTCTTGCTACAAAAATTGGACACTTAATATAAAATTTAAAAACTGAGTGCTCAAATGGAGTAGCATGTTTGTTTTTCATTAAAAAGTTAATAAGACCAATAGATTTCTCATCCATTTCGGTCTGGTAAGTAGCAAAAGATACTCTTGCTGCATTTACAACATCAAGGTCATTTGCCATCTTGTCAAGAAGCTTTACTGAGCCGTGATCTAGTACAAAAAATTCGTTATCTGCCATAGG